ATAATTAGCACCAAGACCAGGCTTACGAGACATTAGGGAAAATGGACGTACGCGCTTGTGCGACATCTGCCATTGCCTACCAGATACAAGATAACCGAGACAATACATAATCGAAGCCTGAGTAACGGTACCAATATGTACCTGTCCAAGAGGCCAACACTTACGAATAACGTCATCGGGAACAGTGCCAAATAACAGCACATGATAATGAGGACGATAAGTAGTACTACCATACTCACCAACAGCAAAATAGCGTAATTTGTAACCATCCTTGCGCACCCGCTTAAACCATTTCTGAAGGTCCGATTTGGATAATTGTGAAACTCCATGATTCCAGTTAAGATGTGGATTAGCATAAGTCAACGTGACAAATTTCTTGTCAGCATGCAATAACGCCTCGTAATGAAGGCGAGTAGCCCAATCTGAACGCCTAGTAGCCGAACAGAACGAACAACGACCACAAGGGACAACCATGTCCTGCTTGTGGAGATACACTGGCTTCAGGCATTCCATACACTCAATTGTTCACCCGGAAGCCAATAATATACCAACGATCGCACATCAGCCTTACAGTGATGAGCAACAACTTTCGGATACATTTTCCGAACCGAACGACATACCTTAAGAAAAGTTTTCATCAATACCTCCTTCCGTGTTTAATACGACGACGAGAAGCTTTCATAACCGACCACCTCCACGGGCCATCTTATAGGTACGAAGAGACTTACCACGGCCGGATTTCTTATGAAATCTTGAACGGCCCTTACGACCAAAACGCTTTTTCATAATGCTTTAAGTAATAATAATTGTATGAATTGTAACACATGCTGTGGAGTAACCTCACCATCAGTCATGAACTTCTTCTGAACGTCGAGAATTGCATTCTGAAATTCTTTCGACTTCAGTACTTCCGCCTTAATGGCGGAATCCTTTTCGCCAAGGCGAAACCGTTGCTCAAGCAACTCAACCTCATGAAAAACCTTACTAACCTGATGACCAGACGAAGCCTGATTCACGAAATTAGAGATCTTCTGACCTTCCGCATCGAAAGCCTTAAGCTCAGCTGTAGACTTGAGACCATCAATGATAGCCTTGAAACCTTCATCATCGAGAAGGGGATTCTTAGCAATCACACGAGCCTGTAATTCATTAAGCTGAACCTGAGAATACTTCTGACGAGTAGAGGCATTCTGAGCCTGAACCTGAGCATCAGCGAGACGAGACTGATTGTAGATAGGAATAAGCGCATCCAAATTCTGCTTCTGATAATCGACCGGCTTGATATCCGGATAGGTCTGCGGAGAACTCTGATTGCCAGGAGAACCCTGGCCGTAGATAAGATGTTCATTGAGTCCAGCAGCCTTGAAACGATCCATCTGATTAATAGGAGCATTGTAAGCATTCTGCTTGTCCTGATACCGATCATTAGCTTGAGCTTGAAACGCAGCAAGATCACGATTAGCCTGATTCTGCTTCTTCTGCTGACGATAGTTCACGTACATACCGGCCGCAGCTACCGCGGCACCGATAATAGCACCCCAAATCATTGTGTAGGCTTGTTCTTAGAATTATTAAGACGACCTAACATGAAATGAGCAACCGACTCCATCAAATCGGGGTCGGAATAAATAGCATTCAAAAGAGATATAGCAAAGCTAATATCTCTCTTCATCCACTCTTGCACCTTGGCAAGATCAACAGACTCCACACCTTGTGCGGACTCTGTAACTGTTCCATTCTTTTCAATCATGTAACAAATATAAGTGACCAGTGTCACTTAGCAAAGTAAATCAAGTAATTACTTTGCAGACCCCCCTACCCCCCTAAAGGGGGAAAATATTCCACAAGTGGAATAAATAAATGTATAATATACAATTAAAAAAAATGTATAATACATAGAACCGACCACGCGTCAACGGACGCGTGGTCGGACGTCTTCGCCTCTTCATACCTGTGCGTTCGCCATGTCGTCGCTCGCTGCGCTCACTCCTAAGAGGCTGCACTTCAATAGACATCAGAGGCGAATACATCCAACCACTGGACTGTGCGCCAGTGAAAAAACAAAAAAAAGCCCCTGGAAAAAACCAGGAGCTTTCATCGAACGAAACTAAACATGGGCACCCGGCGGAGCCTGCCCAACAATAGCCCCACCTGTCACGGCCCCAGGGGGCGGGGGGCTAACAGAAGGGCTCTCCACCGGGAGGCCCTTATCGAGGATAGACTTAATGCGCGTAGCATTAGCAGCGGCCTGCTCGGCACGCTCATGACGCACAACAATATCCTCACGAGAAAACTTCTCAAGATCACCAAGACCTTCGGCATATATACCATCCTGAGCAAGCGGGAGAGACTCCCGCCTAACAAACCGCTTAATAATTTCGCGGAGAGACATCGACTGCATAGGCACAGTAACAATCTTAACGCCAATGAAACTCTGAGCTTCAACGACAACACTAGGATATAATCTCATACTAGAACCCGAGGGTATTAGGCGTACCGAAATAAGGAAGAGGTCGACGAACAGTAAGCTGGTTGTTAATATACAACCAAAAATTGTCGCCCGAACCATTAACCGCAAAAATCCGATTCTGAGTATCAGAATCAAATAGGACAAACGCTTCAGAGAGCGTAGGAGAGGAAGCAAAATTCCTAGTAAGAGTCCAAAACAATAATGTATCATGGAAATCACCATGATTCGAGGACATAATCTGCTTCCAATCCGAGTAGCGAGACTGATACCCGAAGAGCGGAATGTCACCATTCGCATCTTCAACCAAATTAGCAGCAGTCGCAAAAAGCTCAGCCTTGCCCACAGTTTGTTCGCCAAGCTTGGCGAACGTAGGCCAAGGATAATCCAAGAACGTACGACGACGAAACATACGAGGAAGTCCTTGATGATAAGACGGAGGATTCATAATCGAAGCAATTGCAATAATGAAACCATGCTCAGCACAAAAATAATTAAATCGATTAGTGTTACCATACGTAATACCATGACCTGCCATGTTCGCAAGCGGGACAATGTCTGCACCATCATCGGAATAGGCCGTTGAGACGATTTCGGAGATAGAAACAGGAATACGACCGCCTCCAATATATTCCGCCCGTTGCAGGCGGGAATCTTGAGGACGTACACCAAAATGAGCCTGAGTAGACTCATTGTAGCGAGAACCGCCAACGGCGTTCCGCTCCAACCAAACTTGCAATGCATAAGCAGACCGAAAATCGTTAATTGAAACACTAGACGCATCCAAAGATACTTCGTCTATATTTTCGACGCGCGTAGCGCCGTGAACCGACGAAGAGAGCAAACCAAAACCGCCACCTACCGGTGCCGTAAAAGACGCAGTACCACTATTAGCAGGAGCACCAGCCTGATCAAAATATTGCGAACGATCCAAATACGTAACGGAACCAGTACCGGCCAACGGCATAAGTACCTCTTCACCACGCTGTGTGAAGGGTAACGCAGCAGTATAATAATCGTGCTCGTAAGCACGAGTCTTAAGGGTAAAAAAATGCTGTTGAGTAACGCCAGTCTCAGCGTTAACGGCAGCAGGGTCCATAAATCCAGACGCAACCGGAAACGACATAATGTCGTCCGAAACAAAATTACGATCACGATAATAATCATACCAACAACGTTGGTATGCCAAAAACGGCATAATATCCAACTTCTTATCGACGTAGTCGCCAAACACATAGCCAGGAAGTGCTTGAAATAGCGGAACACCAAGATAGTCTGCAAGAGACGACTTAAGCGCACCACCAGTAGACGCAATCAGATCTGCGATCTGAACATAAGGAGGCAACGGAGCCTCTACAGGGTCTATACCAACACCGAGGCGACCACCCGTAATGAACTCCTCCCAATCCTGCCACAGCAAACGATTAGGAACGAAATAGAAATGAACATACAACTGTATCGAATCGTAAATAGGAGCCAAGAGCGGCGCAAGCCGCAACAAAATCTCCGAAGAACCACGAAACGTATCCGAGGGAATACACTCCGTAACCATAACAGGAGTAAGACGACCCATCCTTGTAGACGAGCGCTTATAATGAGACAAATCAAACTCGGAACGTTGGGGTTTCACCAACTTAACCGAATTATTTCCAGCATACTTAGACATAAGTCAAATAGTTAAGTTTTCCTTAGAATGGGCGAGAATTTTCTTAGACAAAATTAACATCTGCTCTCGCCTATAGGCAGATGGGTCTTTCATAGCAACACGAGACGGGTGGCGTAGCCACGCCACCTGTCTCCGAAACAAATCTTTCTGATCCCGGACAGCAATCCTAACATGATCGATCTTCGAGAAAATCTTACCCTTATAATATCGAGGAAGATGACGCTTGGAACCATCGATGACAGCATAATTCTTACGGCCAGAACGGTGCCACTCTACCATCTCAGGGGAGAGATAATTAGCACCAAGACCAGGCTTACGAGACATTAGGGAAAATGGACGTACGCGCTTGTGCGACATCTGCCATTGCCTACCAGATACAAGATAACCGAGACAATACATAATCGAAGCCTGA